ACATTTAACATCTTTTGCACAACTTTGGCACGGTTTTTGTTATGCGTGTGCGCCCGTGAAATTGTTTCACGTGGAACACTGCCACACCGATGCACAAAATAAAATGTTTCACGTGGAACACAACACCAAGAGTTAAGAAAAGTTAAAACGAAAATCTTTTTGCCTGGAATGCTTGTATGTTGAAAAAAAGTTGTATCTTTGCAACGTGTTACTTAAACGATTTGAAAATATGAAAGAGTTACTACAACATTTCAGAGAGCAACCGAAAGAAGCTATTAAAGAAGTTGCAATGTGTTTAGCTATTTTTGTCGTATGTGGTGCGATGTTGTTTATATCTGCAATCTTGCAGGGGTGCGGCGTACAACGTGAAAGCGCAAGCAGCGGCAAAGCAGTGATAATAACAACCGATACAACGTATATCTACCACGGTGGTACGGTGAAGTTTCCAAGAACAAAATAACAATAAGTTTAACAATTAAAAGTTTACTACAATGGAAGAAAAAAGAAACGCATTTGACGAATTTTCGTTTGCCGCTTTGTCGGCGTTGGGTAGCCTTATGGCGTGTAATGAAGTTTGTCGCAACCAACGGGCAGTTATGAAAATAAACCGCTTTCGTGCGTGGCTTATGGACTTGAAGCCGCAAGCCAACCCCGAACCGAACTTGCCGTTTGACGGCGAACCGCAAGGACAGACAGCCGAATAATTAACAATAAGTTTAACAATTAAAAGTTTACTACAATGGAAGAAAAAAGAAACGCATTTGACGAATTTTCGTTTGCCGCTTTGTCGGCGTTGGGTAGCCTTATGGCGTGTAATGAAGTTTGCCGCAACCAACGGGCAGTTATGAAAATAAACCGCTTTCGTGCGTGGCTTATGGACTTGAAGCCGCAAGCCAACCCCGAACCGAACTTGCCGTTTGACGGCGAACCGCAAGGACAGACAGCCGAATAATTAACAATAAGTTTAACAATTAAAAGATTACTACAATGAAAAGTTTTGCAAGTAAATTTAACAAGACAACTTTCGGTATTGACACAACCGACTTTCAGTACACCAAGTTAGCCGATATTTTCAACAGCGAAAGCGAGGGCGGCAAAGATGTGGTACACAAAATCAATGGGCTTTATGTTCACAAGTCGCAGTTAGGCGACAGCCCCGTAATTATTGATGAGGAAAACAAACGGTTGGTGAACCTACCAAGCCACACCGCCGAAACGGTGCGTGAAATACTTGCCGATGATGAGGCAGTACAAACTATCAAAGACGGTAAAGTAGGGTACACGATTTACGAGTACGAGAGCCACGGCAAGAAGTGTTACTCTATTTCGTTTGTGGACTTGTAAGAGAGTATGAAAAGTTATGTTTAACTTTGTAGGGGTTGCAATGTTTGTAACCCCTATTTAATATAACAGCGTATGGCAAAGTTAGGTTTTAAGATTAAGTTTACAAAGTCTGTATTTGGAGCAACCCAACGGGCGAAAATCAAAAAAGAGATATTGCAAGCCGTGGAAAGCAGCCCCGAATACCGCAAAGAGATTGCAAGGGTTTTCCAAATGGCGAACCGCCGAATACAGAATATAGAGAAAAGCGGACAACTTTCGCCAGCCGTGCAAGCGTTAAACAAAGGCGATATTAAGGGGTTTACCAAGTTTTCAATGAAAGGCGATTGGAACACCCTAAAAATTGAGTACGGCAAGGCGATTTCATTTTTACGCCAGCCAACCAGCACGGCGCAAGGTGCAAGTCAGTACGGGCAACACCTGCAACGTATGTACGATTTAACGCCCGATGAGTACAACCTTATGGCAAGGAACTTGCAGGGCAAGTTAAACAGCGTTTCGGATAGTGATTTCGTGGAACGGTATTTGATGAGGTACAAGGATTTCACGGGCGAAATTGAGCAAAGCGCAAGCGATATAAGCACGCAGATTGAGAGCGAGGCGCAAAGCATATCACGGGCGATTGATGCAGAGATAGAGCGGCAAGCAAATGAAGTTGCGGACGCAATGGATGATATGCAAAACGATATAGAGCGCATTTTGCGCAACTTTAACAAGTTTGGGTTATGAAAAAAATACCTTTTGAGTTAAAGGAAAGAATAAACAGCCCGACCGAAATAACCGAAATACTGAAAGCCGCCGTAAATGAAAAGAACATTATCGGAAACAGCAAGGGCGAAAGGTTTTACAATATCCCGTGCGCCTTTGATATTGAAACAACAAGTTTTTACCGTGATACGGACGGACGGGCTTACACATACGAGCAAATGCAGCGTATGCAGGACGGGAACGGGCGCAAGGCGAAATTAGAGAAAGCCGCTATAATGTACGTTTGGCAGTTTGGCATAAACGGATATACGATAATGGGGCGCACTTGGGGCGAGTTTGTCACGATGATGCAGACCTTAAGCGAGGTTTTAGGGCTGAATGACAAACTACGCCTTATTGTGTATGTGCATAACCTTTCATACGAATTTCAGTTTTTGCGCAAATGGTTTGAGTGGCAACGGGTTTTCAGTATTGATTTACGCAAACCGATTTACGCAATAACAACGGGTAACATTGAGTTTCGTTGTAGTTACTTGCTTTCGGGTTATTCGCTTGCAAAGTTGGGCGAACAACTTATGAAATACAAGTGTGCAAAAGCCGTGGGCGATTTGGACTACCAGCAAATAAGGCACAGCGAAACGCCGTTATCTGATGCAGAGATACACTATTGTATAAACGATATTAAAGTCGTGATGTGCTATATCCAAGAACGTATCGAGGAAAGCAAAGGGATAACGCACATACCGATAACAAAGACGGGGTTTGTGCGCAAGTATTGCCGTGCGCATTGTTTGCGTGAAAAAAGCGATGCAGGAAAGACCGTGCCAAATTGGGACTATGTAAACCTGATGCAGGAACTACAAATTACGGGTATGAATGAATTTAATATGCTGCAACGTGCGTTCGCAGGCGGCTTTACACACGCAAACGCCGAATATACGGACGAAATAATGTACAACGTGGATAGTTACGACTTTACAAGCAGTTACCCGTATGTAATGATAGCGGAAAAATACCCGATGTCGCAAGGCGTTGCAATCACGGTTAAGAGTATGGCGCAATTTGAGTTTTTAATATCAAAGTATTGTTGCATTTTCGATATTGAGTTTACCAACATATTTGCCAGCGAAACGCAAGACAACCCGATTTCCGCAAGCAAATGTTTTGTGAAAGAAAACCCGTGCGAGAATAACGGGCGCATTGTGGCGGCTTCAAAAATTGCGCTGACAATTACGGACGTGGATTTTAATATAATCAAGAACTTTTACACGTGGGAAAGTATGCGAGTGGGTGAAATGTATTGTTACAAGAAAGAGTATTTGCCGACCCCGTTTGTAAAATCTATCCTGCATTTGTACGAAAGCAAGACGAAATTAAAAGGTGTTGAGGGCAAAGAAGTGGAATATCTAAACAGCAAGGAAATGTTAAACAGTTGTTACGGTATGAGTGTTACCAACCCTTTGCGTGATGAGTTTACATATAACGGCGAATGGGATATTAACTCAATGACAGCCGAACAAAAACAAGAACTTTTATACAAGTACAACACCAGCAAAAACCGTTTCTTGTTTTACCCGTGGGGCATTTTCGTAACCGCATACGCACGGCGCAACCTTTTCACGGGCATACACGAAGCAAAAGACGATTACATATACAGCGACACCGACAGCATTAAAATAATGAACGGTAAAGCGCACGAAGCATATTTCAAGGCGTATAATATGCAGGTGCAAATGAAATTGCGTGCCGCCTGCAAACACCACGGTTTACCGTTTTCCCTTTGCGAGCCGCAAACGATAAAAGGCATAACAAAGACTTTGGGCGTTTGGGATTTCGAGGGTACATATACACGGTTTAAGACTCTGGGGGCTAAACGCTATATGGTGCAAGAACCGAACGCACTCAAAGCAGGCGGACGGGCATACGATTTCAGTTTAACCGTGTCGGGCGTAAATAAAAAGGCGGCGATACCGTATCTTATTGAAAAGTACGGCGAAAACGGTATCTTTGATGCGTTTACCAACTATTTGGATATACCGCCGCAAGCAACGGGCAAGAACATACACACGTATATAGACTACGAGATACAAGGCGAAATAACCGACTACAAAGGCAGCACGGCGCATTACAACGAACGCACGGGCGTACATTTAGAGCCGACAGGGTACAGCCTTTCCCTTTCGGTTATGTACATAAATTATTTGCGAGGCATTAAATTTAAGGACTAAAATAAAAGAGTTATGACAGCAAGAAAGACAAAGACAGACAATCCGAAATTTTACGACTTGAAATCGATTTTAAGCAAGAACGCCGATTATAACGTGATATTCGGCGAAAGGTCAAACGGCAAGACTTACGCCGCCTTAAAATATGGTTTGGAAAACTATATCAAGACGGGCAAACAAATGGCATATATACGCCGATGGCGTGAGGATTTACGGGGCAAACGTGCCGAAAGTCTGTTTGCAAATCACGTGGCAAACGGACTTATTGAGGAACTGACAGAGGGCAAATTTAATGAAGTGTTCTATATGTCGAACAAATGGTTTTTATCTTACTACGATGCAGAGAAAAACAAGCGTACACCCGACCCGACACCGTTTTGTTACGGCTTTTGCCTTTCAGAGCAGGAACACGAAAAAAGCAGCAGTTACCCGAATGTTACAACGATTGTGTTTGATGAGTTTTTGACACGGCGGTATTATTTGCCCGATGAGTTTATGTTGTTTATGAACCTGTTAAGCACGATAATACGCCAGCGCAACGATGTTAAGGTTTTTATGCTGGGGAACACGGTAAACAAGTTTTGCCCGTACTTTACCGAAATGGGATTGAAGCAAGTGCCGTTTATGGAGCAGGGAACGATAGATATATACCGCTTTGGCGAACACGGCGCAATAGTGGCGGTTGAGTATTGCAGCACGATAGTACAACACAAAGCCAGCAACAAGTATTTTTGTTTTGATAATCAAAACTTGCAGATGATTACGGGCGGTAAATGGGAACTTGCAGTATATCCGCATTTGCCGTGCAAGTACAAGCCGCAAGATGTGTTGTTTGTGTACTATATCAAGTTTAACGATGTTGTTTTGCAAGGCAACATTATACAAGTAGGCAACGAATGTTTCACGTACATACACGCAAAGACAACCCCGATAAAAGATGAGGAAAACAGCCTTATTTATTCGCTTGAAATGAACGGCAAACCGAACTACAAACGCAAGTTGTTAAGTACGGCAAGTTACGTTGAACAACAAGTCGCACGGTTTTTCGCAATAGACAAAGTTTTCTACCAAGATAACGAAATAGGCGAAATAGTACGCAATTATTTAATTACAAGCGCAAAGACAAACATTGTTTCGCTGAAATGAAAATAACGGCGGTTTGGTGCAAATTTCGTGCCGAACCGCACGTTTTACGAAATAAATAACTACCTTTGCAATAGGAACTAAAAATTTATTGATATGGACGCAAATACTATTATTCAAATCATTTCAAGTTTGGGTTTTCCGATTGTGATGTGCGGCGCATTGTTTTGGTATATGGTGAAACAGAGGCAGACGCACCAAGACGAAACTGAACACCTCAAGGACACGATTGCGGAAAATACGAAAGTATTAGCCGAATTAACAACGCTTATTAAAGTTTTGACCGATGAGAAAGAAAGATAACATTTACAAGTTGTACCAGCAACAAGTAAGGGACAAAGACACCGCCGTAACCGAATTTATGGCGAACACGTTGGCGAAAACTCAAAGTATGTTTGCTTATGAGGGTTTGCCCGACAGCATACCTCAAAAGGAATTGGAGCGGCTTTTGCAGACCAAGGGCAACGCCTTTGTTACCAGCGTGGACGGGGTTTTGTATGCGCTTTCGGGCGGCAAAGGCGGCGAACCCGATGTTTACGGACGGGCAACGCTTTACACCGTGTCGAACCCTGCATTAAAGTTAAACAAAACCTACGATATACAGAAAGACGGGGTTTTGATTGAGAATAACAGCAACGGCGAAAGCCTTTTGCCGCTTATCGGGCGTTATGCCGTCTTACATACTGACGGGCTTATTTCGTTGAACACGGCAAGCATTTTGACCCGTATCACGATGCTGATAAGTGCCAGCGATGACAAGACGAAACAAAGTGCCGATGAGTTTTTGCGCAAGATACAAGACGGCGAGTTTTCAATTATCGGGGAAAACGCTTTTTTCAAGGGCGTAAATATGCAGACAGCCCCGACCACAAACAGCGTGTATATTACACAACTTATTGAACTGATACAATACTACAAAGCCAGTATGTACAACGAATTGGGGTTAAACGCAAATTATAATATGAAGCGTGAACGGCTCAATTTGGGCGAGGTAAGTATGAATGTAGATGTACTTTTGCCGTATGTGGATAATATGCTAAAAGAAAGACAAAATGCAGTTGAGAAAATTAATGCGATGTTTGATACCGAAATTTCGGTTAAACTTGCAAGCAGTTGGGGTTTGGAAAGGGATAATTACAACGCTTTGGCGGCTGATTTGGAAACGGCAAAGGAAAACCCCGACCCGACAGACGAACCCGACCTGACAGAGGAAACAACCGAAACGGACGGAAACGGAACGGAAACAGACGGAAACGACACGGAAACAGAGGAAACAGAGGAAACGAAAGAAACGGAAACGGAAACGGACGGTAACGATACCGAAACAGAGGAAACAGAGGAAACAGAGGAAACAGAAACAAAAGACGATGAGAATGAAATACAGCGAACTATTTACAAAGGGTAACGGGATATTCCAGGAGGTTTTCAAGACCGAATATCCGACAGAGTACGCCGCAATTTTCGGCGATACCGACCCGACCAAGTTAGACGCTTACGCCTTACTGATGTACGGAGGCAAGACCGTTGTAAGCAGCATAACCAGCGACAACGCAAGCGATGTTGTTTCGGAGGTGATTGCGGTAAACGTGCAAGGCTGGGAACGGGAAGCGGCGGCGATGTTAGCCGATTACGATGTACTGACACCCGTAACGGGAAGCGTTGAACGGACGGAAACCGTAACTTTGCAGGAAAGCACCGACAACACCGAAACGGGCGCAAACAAGGCGTTTAATGACACCGATTTTTCAGACAGCGACCGAAAGACCGCAGCCGATGAAAGAAACCGCACAGAGAGCCGCAAAACGACCGAAACCAGCAAAGGAACGGGCGCAAGCAAATCGATTTCGACCGAAATTGCAAAAGAATTGCAGTTAAGGCGTGATAATTGGAGAAAAAACATTATCTTTGCACTTGTAAGAGAATTAACAACGAGTATTTACGAATAACCAATTAATTTTTAGCGATATGGAAGTAAAACAGATTTATTCGATTATTAACAGCGTTTCAAGTGAAGTGCTGGGAAAGACTGACATTGTATCCGATGATTTGACGGGCATTGTGGATTTGGGCAAAGAAGTGTTCAATCAAAGTGCCGTGGATAACTACGTAAAATCACTTGTAAACCATATCGGCAAGGTGATTTTCGTAAACCGACCTTATGCGGGCAAAGTGCCGAGCGTCTTAATGGATGCGTGGGAGTTTGGCAGCGTGCTGGAGAAAATTTCGGCAGACGTACCAGAAGCAGAAGAAAATGACACGTGGGATTTGGAGGACGGGCAGACCTATTCGCAAGATGTGTTCCACAAACCGACCGTTACCGCAAAGTTTTTCAACTCAAAGGTTACGTTTGAAGTGCCCGTATCAATCACCGAAAGGCAGGTTAAGGAAAGTTTCAGCAACGCCGCACAACTTAACGGCTTTATTTCGATGATTTATGCAGCCGTTGAAAAGTCAATGACTATCAAGGCGGACGCTTTGATTATGCGCACAATTAACAACATGATTGCGGAAACCGTGTTGGCTGATGCGAAAGCGTTTGGAGCAACGGCGGCAGGTGATATGGCAGGGGCAGACCTTTCCAGCGCAAGCACGGCACGTTGTGTGAACCTGTTAAAACTTTACAATGACAAGTATTACCCAGCAACGCCGGGCAGCCCCAGCCCGACCCCGAACCCGAACGCACTGACAGCGGCAAAGGCGATAACCGACCCCGATTTTATCCGCTTTGCGTCTTACGTAATGGGTACGTATGCCGACCGTCTGCAAAGCATTTCGACCGTGTTCAATGTTGGCGGCAAGGAACGGTTTACCCCGAAAGATATGTTACACGTTGTGCTTTTGTCCGACTTTGCAAAGGCAGCGCAAACCTATCTTTATTCCGACACGTTTAACCGTGGCGATGTGCTTTTGCCGCAGGCTGAAACAGTCCCGTTTTGGCAGGGAAGCGGAAAGAACTACGACTTTGCCAGCACGGGACATATCAAGGTTAAGGAAAGCGGCGGCAAAGATGTTGAAATTACGGGCGTGCTGGGCGTAATGTTCGACCGTGATGCGTTGGGCGTTTGCAATCTTGACAGACGGGTAACAACGAACTACAACGCAAAGGCAGAGTTTTTCAACAACTATTACAAGTTTGACGCTGGGCATTTCAACGATACAAATGAAAACTTTGTAGTATTCTTTATTGAGTAACTCAATAGGTATTAGATTGTTTAACTTTGGGCGGTGTGGGTGCAGGTGAAAGCGCACCGCACCGCCTTTTTCTTTGCAGATATGACAACGATAAATTTTTATTCATACAACGGACACCCGAACACGGTAAACAAGCAGTTGGGCGAGTTTACGGCGATTGAGGGCGATTTGCGGCAAACTTTCGATGTGTTGCGCCCGACCGTAACACTACGAAAGCAGCCCCGACCGACTTTCAATTATTGTTACATACCCGATTTGGGGCGTTATTATTTCGTGGATAGGGTAAGTTTTGAGGGAAACAACGCCTACGAATTAAGTTTGCGTATTGATGTACTGAAAACCTACGAAACCGAAATTTTAGCGGCAACGGGGCGTGTGTCTGAAAGCGACAACCCCAACCCGTATATTTCCAACCGTGAAACGGTTTACAAGCGCACCCCGAATTTTGAGAAAGTGCCGTTTGCTGAAACGGGGCTTTTGAATGAAAACGGGGGTATCATTATGGTAACTTTGAAAGGAACAACCGAAAATTAAAAGAGTATGGCAGTAATTGTAAATATACCTAACGCATACGATGATAACAGCCAGTGGAACGCAAGCGGCGGTTATTGGGATATAAACGTAAGAACGAATGACGGTTATTTGTTTGTAGGCGATATTAAAGCGGTTTATAACAACACAAGCGGCTACCCGAAAAGCGTTGTTTTGGAGCATAACGGCGCAAAGAGTTGGGCATTTGGTGAGTTGTCCGATACCGATGCAGACACGGAAATAACTATCACGGGAAACACCCGAAGCGAAAACGATTTGGAAATTATAAACAACATACCGAACACGACCGCAACGGGAACAAGGGGCAGTAGTTATTATGATGCGAGCATACAAGTAACGGCAAACGAGGGTTACAAGATAACGGCGGCGCAAGTGGAGTTTACGGACGGTTACGGCTACCCCGATACGAAGGAATTGACAATTTCGCCAGACGGTAAAACGGCAAGTTGGGAGTATGACGATGCAAACACGGGCGAGAGTTTCACGCTTACGGGTACGACAGCCAGCGAGGGAACACCCGAACTTAATGTTACGAACAACATAACGGGCAGCGGCGTAACCGAACAACATACGTTTGACGGGGAAACGGCAACTTTCACCGTTACGGGGCAATACAGCCCGAACCACGTGCGTTTCTTTGACCTCAAAGTGAGTTACACGAACAAGGCAGGAACAGCGACCAAAACGCCGTTTGTGGTGCAGGATTTGGAATACAGCCAACAAGCAACGCTAACCGTTACCGACATAGACCCGACGAAGCCCGTAACGCTTACGGGTAGTTACGATGATGTGTTAGAACTTTCTACAAACCTATCAAATTGCACCGCTAACGAGGACTTGCCGCAATATGTGAAAGACGGGGAAACGGTGAATGTTACATTAACGGCAAACGATGGTACAGAATTTGACACCGAACAAAGTACACCGCAATTCTACTACAAGAACGCAAGCGGCAGCCCTCAAACACATGACCTTACGATTTCAAGCGATAAAAAGACGGCAACGGGAAGCATACAAGTAAATACTAATTGGAACGATTTTGCAGTTATTGGCAGTGCGTACCCCGTTACCGTTGTAGGCGAGCAGTACGGCGCAATAAACGTGTATTTGGTAACGCTTGACGAGTTGGCAGAGTTTAGCGGCAAACGGTTTTTCAAGGAAACGGGAACAGACCCAAGCACGGGCGCACCCATATACGAAAACATAGATTTGGGCGCATACGTGAACAAAATACGCCGTGTTTACACCAACATAGGGGCAAGCAGCACCGATGTAATACGATGCAGCAACTACAATACGGGCGTATCTTGCCACCAGCCAGCGCAAGACAAAATCACGCTTGATTTCGGCACGGCGGTAGTACCAGCGCACAATGAGGATAACACCGACTATGAAAGCGAAATACAAATCTTTTTGCCGTTTGCAGGGTTTGTAACACTCAATACCGATTATGCAGGTAAAACGATAGCTTTGCAGTACGTTATAAACGTGGTAACGGGCAACGGGGTTGCGCTTTTGTCCTGCAACGGCGTTGTATTTCAAGTTGAGGAAACCGAACCAAGCAGCGAAATAATATACCTTTCACCAAGCACCCAAGTTAAAACCGTGGGCGGCGATGATTGGAACGAAATGTTATATTACGGGTTAGAACCTTACATTTACTGTAAGTGGTACGAGAGCGCAAGCAACGGGCGAAATAACGACCGACAAACGGGCGAAATAGGCGATTTCAGAGGGTTTAACGTGTTCGATGATGTTACACCCATACACACCGCCGAAATGCTTACAGAGGAACAAGAAATGATATATGCGGCTTTGTCTGACGGCGTTTATATTGAGTAACTGCAAAGCAGGACAAAAAGAAAGGCGGCAACTTGATTGTTACCGCCTTTTTCTTTGTGCCTTGCTTGTTATTTCACGTGCTTTGCAAGAATGTCAGCACCCGTTTTTTCGTTGTATGTGCTTACGGGATAACACGAACAAAAGGTTTTGAACGTGCAAGCGGTTTACGTGTTATTTTGTGTTAAATTATTCTTTTAACTTTGTTTAACAATGTGTTCCACGTGAAACATTTTATTTTGTGCATCGGTGTGGCAGTGTTCCACGTGAAACAATTTCACGGGCGCACACGCATAACAAAAACCGTGCCAAAGTTGTGCAAAAGATGTTAAATGTGAGCCATAACAAAAACCGTGCCAAAGTGCGCCGCCAAATGTTAAAAAACGGTAAGGGCGACCCATAGCAAAAAGCGTGCCACAAAGTGTTTATAACTGTTAAAAGTGCGTTGGGAAACGTTAAATGTGGGTCAATAGCGTACCTTT